ATGGACAGCCCGAGCAGTCGAATCGTTGCTGACGCGGCAGCGGGCATCATCGTCCGTGACGCATTGGGGCGACAACTCAGCGTGCGCCGCTTGTCCGCGCTGGATCGTTTGCGTTTATTCAAGGCGGTCGGCCCGGAGCTGGCGCAGAATGCTCCCTATCTCGGTATGGCGATGCTTGCGGCGTCGGTGACTGCGATCGATGATATACCGGTGCCGGCGCCGGTTCGCGAGGGCCAGTTGGAGGCGCTGGTGCAAAGGCTGGGTGACGAAGGTTTGTCGGCAGCCGCGGACGCATTTTCCGGCGCGCCATCGGAAACCGAGGAGCTCGTTCACGCGGGAAACTTAGTCGGCATCCCGATCTGATTGACTGCCTATATCTGGTCAAGAGCGGGGTGCCATTTGACGTTGCGTTTTCGCTGGCGCCGGCTGACAGGCTGGCGTGGATTGTCGTGTTCGGTCAGCTTGATGGGTTGGTGTATGACTGGGACGAGGGGCGCTGGCTGGGTTGAGTTCGTCAGGCCACCGGAAGACTGGGGGGGTGAAGCCCCCCGGCGCCGCTGCGCCTGGATCAGTATAAATGCAATATCTGCATTGCGGATGTTGCGATCGGCAAAGTAGCGCCGGGGGTACTTGGGAGGGGACGGCTTCGTCCCACCCATTGTTCTTCTGCTTCATCCTCTGACGTGCACCGCAATGAGATACTTGAGCAAGAATCAACAGGAGATGGCGTGTGAGTAAGCGGAGCGATCGCGACGTCGGTGGCGTGGCGCCGCGCTGGGTCGTGTCGGCGGTCTCTCTCGGACAGCGCGCACTTGGGCACGTTGACGCTGCGTCAGGCCGTTTGGGTCATGCCATTTCGACTTCGGCCCTGAGTGTTCAGGGTGCGGGGCGGTCTGCCGCAGTGGTTTCGAAGCGGTCCGGGCAGCTCGGAAGCCCGGTGTCGCATGCGACGGGTACGCCGTTCGCGCCCGGTGAGCCGAGTGATGCTGTCGGCCAGAAAAGCTTGGAGTCGCAACAGCGAAACGGACTGAAACAGGACCAGCATTCGCGGCCCTCGGACGGGAAGGTGGGCCGGAATTGGGGCAGCGGCGGCAGCGAGCCGACGGACGGCGGCACACGCGCGGTTCGCCCGAGCATGGCGGTTTTGACCGGTTCTGGCGGCGGCGCGCGTCGGCCGATGATCGGTGATTTCGCCGATCGGACGGCGGTGCAGCCGGCGGCGCCCGGGCGGGATGGCGGTGCCGGCGAGATGTCACGGCGCGTTTTTGTTGCGATGGGAGCGGTGGCAGGCGCGTCGCCTGATGCGCAAATGCCCGTTACGCGGCGGCCGCGTGGCGATATGTCGGCGTCGGATAGAAGCGTAATGGTCCAGCGTGGCGTGGCGGCGATCAGCGCTGCAACGCCGCCGACGGCGTTGGCGGCAAATAGCGTGCATTCGAGGTCGATTTCCGGAGCGGGTGGCGGGTTGCAGGGAAGCGGCGCCACGGGCGGGACTCCGCAAGGTGTAAGAGCTGTATTGGGCGCTTCCGCGCCGGTCGCCACGGCTGTGAGGCAGCCTGCGGGCCAATCTGCGTCAGGCGGCGGTGGGGCTCAGGGGGGTGACGGGACCGCGGCGGGCAGTTTGGCGTCGGCGACGGCGCAATCGCCGGCTGCGACCGGCGCTGGCGGCGGGAGCCAGGCTGGCGGCGGTGGCCCGACCGAGGGCGATGTGTATTTGGACGGCACTTTGGTCGGGCGTTGGATGGCGCGAACATTGGCGCGGGCGGCTGGGCGGCCGGCGAGCGGTGGCGCCGCGTTCGATCCGACGCGGAGCCGGTTGCCGGTTGGCGCCATGATTGGAGCGTAAGAGATGGGCCTCTCCCTCGGCGGCATCGTGTTCGCGGATTTTGAGCTGCCGGCGGTTCTTACGTTCGGGGGTGCGCAATCCCTTGCGGTTTATCGATTGCCCGGGGGTGCTCGCGTCGTCGATGCGATGGGACCGGACGACGCGGACATCGCATGGCAAGGTGTGTTGTCGGGCAGTGATGCGACGGATCGCGCGCGGGCCCTGGACGCGATGCGTATTGCCGGTCAAATGATCCCGCTCGCATGGGACAAATTCTTCTATACCGTTGTGATTGCCGATCTGCGGTTGGCATTTTGCAATAGCTGGTGGATTCCGTATCAAATCAGCTGCGTGGTGGCGGATGATCCCACGGCGCAAGTAAGTGTGCTATCCGTATCATTGGTGAGTGCCGTGACGGCTGATCTGGCGAGTGCCGCTGGTTTCACGAATGTATCCGGCGCAACGACTGCGTTGGCGGCGGCCGGTGTTGCTGGTTCCGGCACGGCGGCGAACGTTGCTGCCAATCTCGCCCTGGTGGCGGCCGGACAGAGTATTTCAGCCTCCATCCAAAGCTCCGATATCGTTTTGGCGGCCGCTTCGCAGCAGGTTTCTGCCAGCGGTGTTACGACGACGATCAACGCAGCCGGGAGTCTTGCGGCGGCAACGGCGGCCCGCGGTTATGTTGCGCGCGCCACGGCGAATTATAGCCAGGTCATGGCGTGATGCGCATCGTGACGGTCGCCGGCGGTAACCTGTTCGATGTTGCAAATAGAACCCTGGGCGACGCGACGAAATGGGACGTTATCGCGGCGGCGAATTTTATCACCGACCCCTGGCTGTCCGGTCTCACGACGTTGGTTATTCCGAATCTCGCGAATGATAAGGGTGCGGTGATTGCTCCAACGTGATGTTCGCCAGCCGGGCCTGCAGGTGCTGGTGAATGGCGCTCCATTGGCGGGCGTTTATGAAGCGGAAATCCATGCAAACGCCTATTTGGCGGCTGACCGATTCGCGTTTCGCTCGGCTCTGTCAGCTGATGATATTTCGGTGTGGTCAGCTATTCCATTGCAGGTCGAGATACAGGCCGGGATAGATGGAGCCTGGCAATCGCTCATAATCGGCCAGGGAGACATGTTACACATAGACCCGATTGCCGGGACCGTGGACCTGGCGGGCCGAGATAGCACCGCCCTTTTTATAGCGGCACAGACACATGATAGCTTCGAGAATTTGACGTCCAGCGATGTGGCCAGCCTGCTGGCTAGCCGCCACGGACTGGCGGCGTCGGTCGCGCCGACGATGGAATTGATTGGGCGATTTTTCCAAGCGGGTCATACGCGGACTGCGCTGAGCCAGCATGGCCGTGCAACGACGGAGTGGGATGTTTTGTCGTGGCTGGCGCAACAAGAGGGCTATGATGTCTGGGTGAGCGGCATGACTTTATATTTTCAGCCGTCATCCCTTCCGTCCGGATCGGTTGCGGTTTCACCAGATGATTGTATCTCTATGGAGATGAGCCGCGACCTCGCGATCGGGGCCGGCGGTTCGCTACAGGTGCAAAGCTGGAACTGCGCGCTGCAGCAGGTGGTTTCCGCGTCCGCGATGTATGGCAATGGGGCGCCCAATGGCGCATCGATGATCACGTTGCGGCCTAACCTTGCACCGGCGGACGCGCAGCTTCTTGCGCAGAGAATAGCGTCCCAACTGAGCAGTCATGAACGGCGTGTCAGCTTCGAGGCGCCGGCCGACCTGGTGACGGCACCGCGCATGCAGCTGCAATTATATGGCACCAACACGGACTTCGATGGTGGGTACACGATCTATGAGGTGGAGCGGCGTTTCTCGGTGAAACGCGGCTTTACGCAACATGTGCAAGCTAGGCGGTCTGCGTGGACGATTTCCTAAATCTGCTGAAGGGTCAGGCGACGCAACTGGATCAGGTGTGGGCGCATCCACGCATTGCCGTCGTGACCTCGGTTGATCCGACGACATTCACCGTTCGCGTTAAGGTTCAACCGGAGGGGGTGTTGTCCGGCTGGCTTCCGGTTGCGTCGGCGTGGGTGGGTCACGGGTGGGGCTTGGCGTGCCCGCCGCAGCCGGGGGATCAGGTTGTTGTTTTGTGGCAGGAAGGCGATGCCGAGCAGGGTGTGGTCGTCGGCCGTTTGTGGTCCACCCAGGTTGTTCCGCCGCCAGCGCCCGCAGGCGAATGCTGGCTTGTCCATAGCAGCGGCAGTTCGATTAAGCTTCACAATACCGGGTTGATCGAAAGCAATGCGGGGACGTGGCTGCATAACGGAAATTTGCAAGTGACCGGCAATGTGTCCGACTCGCATGGATCGCTTGCCGCACTGCGCGGGCATTATAATGAACACACCCACCCGCCGAGCAACACGCCGCCGACACCAACCGATTGAGGCAGTGGCATGGTGAACGATGCGAGTCTGGTTTGGGGCGGCGATATTATCGTCGGCGCGACGGGTGATATTGCGATGGCGTCCGGTTCCGGCCTTGGCCAGCAGCGCGTGCTTCGAAGACTCCTGACGAATACTGACCAGTATGTCTGGCATCCAACATATGGCGCGGGTCTTGGTCAATTCGTTGGGACGACACTTGATGAACGCAAGATCATTGGCATGATAAAGAGCCAGATTTTCGCGGAGAGTGCGGTGGCGAGCCAACCTGATCCGACGGTAACGGCACAGATATCATCAAATGGCAGCGTATATGTTGGGATCAGCTATGTCGATGCATTAAGCGGCGGTACCCAGTCACTGACGTTCACCGTGAGTAGCTGACATGCAGCTCCCCGTGCAGAGTTTCACGACAATGGTTCAGCAGATGGCGGCTATATTGCAGGGAACTGCAGTGCAGCTTGTCGACCTCACTGTCGGGAGCGTATTGAGGGCGCTTCTGGAGGCATGCGCATCCGTTGCATTATGGTTGCAGTGGTTGATTTTGCAGGTTTTGGCGCTGACGCGCGCGGCCACGAGCGCGGGCCCGGACCTTGACAGTTGGATGGCGGATTTCGCGCTGGTGCGGCTGCCCGCGACCAGTTCTGTGGGGAGTGTGACGTTTAGTCGCTATACGGCAACGCTTCAGGCAACTGTGCCGGTCGGGACGATGTTACGCGTGACGCAGGGGCTACAAGTTTTTTTGGTGACGGCCAATACGTCCAACCCCTATTGGAACGGGAGTGCCGGCTACACTTTGCCGGCGGGCCTCGTTAGCGCAGATTTGCCGGTGGCGGCGAGCCAACCGGGCAGCGCGGGCAATATTCAAGCCGGCGCGATTGGATTGCTGGCATCGCCGATAGCGGGCATCGACATGGTCGCCAATGCAAATCCGACAAGCGGCGGATTAGACGCGGAGAGCGACGTCGCGTTCCGTGCCCGGTTTCAGCTCTATATCAATAACAGGTCGCTGGCGACAGTCGGCGCAGTGCTCGCCGCGGTGGCGGGCTTGCAGCAGGGTCTGCGCTATACGGTCCTGGAAAATCAAACGCTGACGGGCATATCGCAGGCTGGGACATTTTGCGTTATCGTCGATGATGGGACTGGCTTTCCTCCGGCTTCGCTGTTGGCCGAAGCGCAGGCGGCCGTGAATGCCGTGCGGCCGGTAGGGTCGATATTTACGGTGCATGGCCCGATTGTGGTTCAGGTGATTGTCAATGTTGTTCTGGAAACATCGAATCAGCTGACACATGCGGCGGTTGCGGCACTCGCCCGGCAGAATATCGCGGCGTGGATAGAGGGACTGCCAATCGCGGGCATATTAGCAATTTCGAAGATTGAAGCCATCGCGCATGACACCGACCCCAGCGTCTTGAGCGTTACCAGTGCGTTGATTAATAATGCCGCAATCGATGTTCTGGCCCCAGCCAACGGGGTGATTTTCGCGTCATCGGTCGTGGTGAATTAGGATGACCGGCGATCCTGGTGATATGGCCCGTCGCGCGCGGGCATTGTTGCCGCAGGGCTGGTTTGCGGACGATACGCCAGTGCTGGACGGATTGCTGACCGGCATTGGTGCGGCATGGTGTTCTGTTTATGAGCTGATTCAATTTGTCATTGCGCAAGCGAGACTCCGGACCGCTGCCAGTGCGTTCCTTGATATGATCAGTGTTGATTATTTTGGCGGCGCGCTGCCGCGGTTTGGCGACGAGGGCGACGCCGCATTCAGGGTCAGGATTGAAAACGAGCTGCTGCGGCCGCGGGCGACCCGTGCCGCGGTTACGTTGTCGATACAGCAGCTTACCGGCCGGGCACCTACGATTTTTGAACCGGCTTTGACGAGCGATACTGGCGGTTATGCGCGCGGTGGCGTTGGGTATGGCGTCGCCGGGGGCTGGGGCAATCTCGCATTGCCATTTCAGTTTTTTGTCACCGCGTACCGGCCGCATGGCAGCGGCATTGCGCTACTCGCCGGATATGGCAGTGGCGGCACACCGGTTTATGGTGATCTTTCGATGGAACCGCCGCAGATAAGTGATGCTGACATCATCAATGCGGTTCCCCCGTTGCTACCGGTCGCGACGATAGCGTGGATGCGGATTTCGAACTGACGCGTCATAGGCTGAATGAAGCGTACGCGGTGGCGACCGGGAATATTGCACTTAAGATATATGAGGATGAGAAGAGCGTGGACAGGCAAATCGTCTATCCCGGCGCCATACCGCTGGACACCGACCTGCTGAGCATAGAGCGCAACGTTATGATTGCCATCGGCTACCTGGCACAGGCGACGCTTGGCACCAATATTGTTGTGGATGGGCTGCCTTGTTTGCCCACCGAACCTGCGTCGCTCACGATCTCCGTCGGGCCGGGGAGTGTGACGCAGTATGGTGCTGTCGATAGCTTGCCGTTTGGTTCCCTGCCCGCGGAACCGGCTCCATTGCTGCGGACGGGGATCAATCTGAGCAGCACGAGTTTTCAACTGACGGCACCTGCCGGCACGAGTCAGGCGATCAATTACCTGGTCGAGGCCAGCCTTTTGGAGAGCGATGCCACGCCGGTGGTACTCCCGTATTACAACGCGAATAATCCGTCGCAGCCTTATAGCGGGCCGGGTGGCAACGGTGCGCCGCAGGACACGCAACGCTTGCAGCAGGTGCAATTGCAACTGAAGGCGGGCGCGCCTGCCGCGGCGGGATCCCAATCTACGCCGTCAGTGGACGCCGGATGGGTGGGACTTTATGTCATTACAGTTGAAAGCGGACAGGCCGCGATCAGCGCCGCGAACATCGTGCAAGTGCCGAGCGCGCCGTTTCTGTCCTGGAAATTGCCGCAACTGAGCCCCGGCACCCACAATTTGGCAGTGTTCACGCCCACGAGCGAGGGGAGCTGGGTTGTACCGAACGGGGTGTCCGCGGTGAAATTGCGTGTTTGGGGTGGCGGGGGCGCCGGCGGGAATGGCGGCGGGGGTGCCGGGGGTGGGGGCGCCGGAGGCGGTTATTCCGAGGGTTTCTATTCGGTATCTGCCGGCGCAAGCTTCTTTGTTACGGTTGGGAATGGGGGCGTTGGTGCGGGGTCCCCTGGCGGCCCGTCCAGTTTTGGCACGCTTGCATCGGCCGGTGGCGGGCAAGCCGGTGCTGGTGGGGCCCCCGGCGTTGGTGGGGTGGGCGGTGCGCAGGGGGGCGTGGGCGTGGGATCGGGCTATGTCACGGCGGGCCAAGCCGGGGCGTCCGGCGTCGAGACCGGCGCGTTTGTTCTGGGTGGGGCAGGGGGTGGCGCCTTCGGTGGCGCCGGCGCGGCATCGGTGGTGGCTGCACCCGTGCCCGCGGAACCGGGGGGAGCCGCAGGGCTTTCGTGCACCCTGCCCGGCGGCGGCGGGGGCGGCGGTATCGTTGCGGGATTGGGTGGCCAGGGTGGTCCCGGGCTGGTCCTGGTGGAATGGTAGGGCGCGCACGGCGCGGTTGGTGTTTCCGAATGTTAGGAGTGCGCAGCACATGGCCACGCCGGCGACATATAGCTGGGTTCCGTCCACCGCACGGGTGATTGTCATTGATGGTTTCGGCATTGTGCCGCGTGGAACAGTTGCGACACTACAGCCGCCATTGAGTTGGCCGGTCAAGGATCCCAGCGATACGCTTGACTACGTGCTGGACATTTCCGAGGCGATCGCCGGCAATGAGGGTGACGCTATTGCAACATTAGACGTGGCGATTAGCCCAAGCAATTCCGGCGATTTGACATTGCATTCGGCGAGCGCGGACGGCGGCCTTGCGATCATGTGGTTCGGTGCTGGTTTTGCCGGAACCAATTATGCGGTTACCGTGACGATTGGCACGAATAGCGGCCGAACCATTGGCCGGACCGTTATTTTGCCTGTGCTGTCGCTGGCGACGCCGCCGGTGCCGTCGGACGCAATCACCGATCAGACGGGGGCAGCGATTACGACCCAAACTGACCAGCCGATCACAACCAGTTGAGCGGAGGCGGCGGTATGCCCACGATCGATGAATTGGCCGCCGCTGTCTCGGTGAGCGACACCGACGAGATTATGGTTTCGCAGTCGGATATTGCGCGCAAGGCAACGCGCGCGCAGTTGCTAGGCGGTGTTCAGGCGGCACTAGCGCTGCCGCAGAACACGCTGCTGGGCCGTATGAGCGCGGGCATCGGCAGCCCCGAGACGATCAGCATTGGTGGGAATCTGACGTTCAGCGATGGGACACTCGATGCGCCGGCTTCGTTCGACATCAGTGGTCTGCCTATCGCCGGTCCGCCGCAGCCGGGCGACTTGGTTGCTGTCGCACAGGGTGGACAGAATGCGGCAGCGAATTTCGCGGCTTTCATGGGTGGTTTGGGCGCGCTGTCCGGCGTAAGTGGATCCAATCTGGTTGTCGCGCCGACGGGCGGGATCGGCGTTCGCAGACTTGCCGATGCTCTGGCCGATGCGATCAGCATCGAAAGTTTTGGCGCTGCTGGCGACGGTGTTACGGACGACACGCAAGCGTTTGTGCTGGCGGCGCAGTCCGGGCGGCCTGTTCGGCTGGATAGGGGCGTTTATATTGTAAACGGTCCCGTGCAAATTGTCAGCGACGCGACCTTCATCGGCGTCGCAGGCGGGACGGTGATAAGACGTGCACAGGTTGTCGCGCAATCACCGTGGATTGAAATATCCTGCAATGTGGTCGACGTGACAGGCGTCATATTTGACGCCAACGCGTTGGCGGCCGCCGACTCGCCGGTGGTGCAGGTGGATGCTACCTGCCAATCCGCTATTTTCGCCAACTGCCAGTTCTTGAACGCTTACGGGGCTACCAGTGGTGATGGGCTGCGCATCCTGTGTGCTGCCGGAGCAGCCCATGAAGTGACCGCCTGTCGGTTCAAGAACAATGCCATGAACGGCGTCTCGGTGGCGGGCTCCGGAACGGTCCGAGTGAGCGATTGCGACTGCTCTCAAAACGGGGCGAGCGGTATAATAGTGGCACCTGGAACAGGATGCATCGTTGCGAGAAATAACTGCTCAGGCAATAACAATGGAATTACCATCGGGGCTTGGACGAGCGGGGCAGTCAATGCCGGAACGGTGAGTTGCATCGTAGATGGAAATAGTTGCTCTAATAATGCTGCGTGGGGCTTGGCGGTTGGTGGCTATATGGCCTCGGTCAGAAACAATTCGATCGACTCCGATGATGCGCTGGGAGGCGGTGGCATTGCGGCACGGCTCGGTTCGTCGTGCGTCGTCGGGAATCGCGTGTCCGGTGGGGGTGCTGGGATCGATGCACGGACCAGTTGGGGTTGTGTTATATCGTTGAACCAGGTGATCGGCACGTCGACAGGTATGAGGCTGGGCGGATGCCAGAACGTGATTGCTTCGGCAAATTACTTGCTCATGAATCAGTGGGGTATCGACATATCAGCAGTCGAGCCAGGCTTGTCTTATGGGCTTACGGGACCCGTGTCAGTTACGGGAAATTGGATCGGATTTACCGGTGCGCAGGGTGGCGCGGTGAATATCCATGACGGAGCAATGGGTATACGGATAACAGGCAATGACATGAATGGGTGGGGGAGCGCTACGATCGATCAAGCGCTATGGCTCCATACCGATCAGGCGATCGTTGATGAAAATCGATGGAATAATCAACCGCGTTTTACCATAGCAGGTAACATTGTCGCGGGGCGCTCCAGTTTGGTCGTGCCCGACATTGCAGATGAGGTGATGGTCACGAGCGCCGACGCGCCTATCACATCGATAGTGACAAACCACCAGGCAGATACGCTCGGGCAAATTTCGTTTGTTCGGGTTACGGATGGCGGTAGCGGCTATACCGCGGCACAGATTTCGATTGCCGGTAGCGGGCAAGGTGCGACGGCGCAAGCCGTGGTCAATGGCGGGGTTTTACTGTGGATTGTCGTCACAAATCCGGGTTCCGGATATGGACTGATTGGCACGGGTGCGGTGGTTACGATTAGCGGTGATGGAAGTGGGGCGGCGGCCACTGCCTATGTTGGCGTGCCGGTGCTGGAGGGAAGGCGGTTGCGATTGGCGTGCAACTGCACTGTGCAACTGGCGCTTGAGGGCACCTCACCGGCGCAGCAAAATTGGACCGACTTTGCTGCGACGATTCCCGCGTTGGGGGCTGCCGAGTTGGTTGGGGCATTTGGCGCGTGGCGTGCCGTTGCGTTTCCGGCAATCGACTATGTTCAGCCCACGGGGGACGGCGGCGCGGTGGTGCAGAGTGTTGCCGGGGGCGACGTGACACTGCGGCCGAGCGCGGGCGGCGTGTTGCAGATTGCCAGCGCTGCTGAACCAACCGGATGCACGTCCACGGTTGGACGCGGCGCGCCGACTGGCGCGGTTGCGGCCCCGCCCGGATCCGATTTTCGTAATCTCGATGGTGGCGTTGGCAGCACCTTATGGATCAAGCAGACCGGGACGGACGCGACGGGCTGGACGGCCATCGCGTAATGTATCGGATCAGTGCATTGAAATAACGAGATAGCGCGCGCGTTCTATATCGCTGGTTTGCCTAGCGCCCCACGGTGACGAGGTTCCCCTATGCCGACTATCCCGCAGTTGCCACCGGCGACGACATCAGGTGATCAGGATGAATTGCCGGTTAGCCAAGCTGGTGTCACCAGATCAGTAACGGTGGCAGAGTTATTGGGCGGTACACAACCTGCGATTGAGATACCGAGCGCGAATTTGCTCGGCCGCATTTCGCTTGGTCCAGGTGGACCGGAGGCGGTCGAGATCGGCGTTGGCTTGGCGCTCCAGGCCGGGGCTGTTGCGGCGACAGGCGCCGACCATGCTGGCTTCCCGCTCACGCCAGGCCTCGATCTGACAGCAGAGGCGATCATCAACGAAGCTGGTACTCCTCAGCGTCTGCCGCTGACGGCTCTGCGTGGGCTGTTTACAGCGGGGACAAATGTTGCCATTAATGGGTCAGGTACGATCTCGGCCTCTACTGACCCGTCTGTGAGTGCCGAACTGTCGTCACTTTCCAGTGGCCTTGATACGACTGAGGCTAATCTTGCGGCCCTCGCAGCGAAGATTCCATCTGGCGGATATGTAACATTAAATTCTCAGGGCGAGATTACGGCGCCGATGGCAGGGCCCGTGACGTTGGGAACGGTTGCCGTCTCGAGCGGGACGCCAAACCGGACATTGGCTGCCAAATCGATGGACGTTTTGAACGTTGTCGATTTCGGCGCGCTGACTGACGGTAGCGATTGTACGGCTGCATTCAATGCTGCGTTCGACGCGGTCGCCAATAATGGCGGCGAGATTTTTGTCCCAGCCGGCGACTATACGCTTGCGAGTCCGCTGACCTGGAGTGGCAAGCCGGTAACCGTCAGGGGCGCCGGGAAGGGCCAAACCAAATTGCATTTGCAGCACACGGGGATTGGCTTCGATCTTAGTCAGACCAATCCCTTCAATAAAGTCATTCTCTCCGGTTTTTCGGCCTATGCGGAGAACACCACTGGGCAGACCGGGGCAGTTGCTCGTCTTACCTATCCGACGGAGACATCGTTTGGCTATGTCTCGGCGCATATCAGCGATATTGAGTGCTTTGGTTACCCGAATTCTGCGAACGGCACGTCCCCATTTCCGCAAACATTCTTGCGCGGCTTTATATTGAATGGGTGCTGGAGCGTACAGATCAATAACGTGAGCTGGTTTGGTCCGCCTGCTGCCGCAGGCACATCAAATTCGGCTGTCATCGAGCTCAATCGGTCGTTTGATACCAGAATTACCGGCATACAGGCCTACTACGGTGACGCCGTAGTGCTGCAGACCGGCTATTGTGAGGGCATATATTTCACTAATCCGCTCGTCGTCGGAGTCGATTATCTCTTTACGCAAACCGATATCACGACGTGGCCAGGATATGTTCCAGGTAAATTGGTGCTGCTTGGCTTATGGATCGCAAATGGGGAAGTGAACATTAATCTCGGTGTCCTGAAAGCATCCAATGTCCTCGGTTGCTTCTGCGTTGGTGTGGACATATCGCGGGACGGCGGGCCGAACACGCAGCAAACGCTTTGCAACCTCATAAGCTGCTCAGGTTTCTATATTGTCGGGTGCAACTTTAATGGCGGCCCATCCGGCGGAAATTCACAGGATATTGCAATAAAGTTTACCAGCACATTTAACTCCTCTAATAACACCGTAGGTGCGTGCCAGTTCGGCAACATGGCGACTATCGTTCAGATCAATAACGCAAATGGCACGGTGGGCCTGACGACGTTCGGCCTCAATCCTGGTAACGTTCCACTTTCCACAGCATTTATCGACAATTCCGCATCGAATGTTGGGAATTATATCACTTTTCAAAGTCCGGCGACAGCTACGGCGCCCGCAGGTATGGCTAACACCAAAGACCATATATTTGCCGCGTCCGACGGCTCGGTATTATATCGGATATCCTCCGTGCTTCGCGCGGCGAATTTCATTCGCCATCAGGCGGCAACAAGCAGCAATCCACCGACGATCATATTTGACGGCAGTGACGGAACCGTTAATGGTGTTATTGAAACAAAGGGCGGCGCGCTTTTTATCAATGCGGCCGGTGGGACTAGCGGGAGCGGGAATCTGCTGAGCCTGCTAAATGTTCCTCACTCGGTGAACTGGATCGAGCTGCAGAACGCCATTGCCGGCAATCTTAGCCTGATGACGACCAATCAGGGGGGGATTGGAATTCAACCCAAAGGGGCGCTGTGGCTGTCACCCAGTAACGGACTGTTTGCATCGGGGCTGCCGACAACACGGCCGTCTTCGGGGTCGGGTGAGATCTGGAATAACGGCGGCGTTCTCTCCATCGCCTAGGACGGCACAACGGGTCGGCAGGTTTGCCAGGATCTTTGCTTCGGCTGGTTATTGTGTGGGCGATGTCAGGCGGGAGGCCATGTGGATGGGCGCGGAAGATGTAAAATCCCTCTATCAGCAGATCGGCGAAATCCTGCAAGGCCTGGAGTCGCTGTCGAAGACGATCGAGATCAGGCATATGCAGATTGATAAGCTGCATGATTTGTTGCGTTCTGATGTGGCGATACTTCGGCAGGAACAAAGAGATCTTGAAGAAAAGCTGGATTGCGTGATTTGTGTAATGCAGCATGATCTGGAGGCGTTGCGTACAGGAGCTGTCACGAGCGGACGATCAGTTGAGCAACTGGTTCAGGCGATGCAGGAATTGCGTCAGCCAGTCGCGGAGATTGTGGCACTACGTTCACGGGCGGCTGGGCTTATTCTTGGATTGGGCTTGCTTGGAAGCGCCGCGATCTGGCTAGCGGAGCCGGCCTATCGGTGGATCATCGAACACAATTATCTTAAGCAATGAGGCGGTGACAATGGGTTCTGATGCGTGATGCTCAGCGACGTTTGTCTCAGCTGCAAGATTCAGTCCTATCAATACAACCCAAGGCCGCGAGGTGATCATGTACCGTTGCTTGCTCGGTGCCCTTTATCTTCTGGCCATACCACGGTTCGCGATGGCGGGAGATTCATATGTGCTCCCGGACGGCACGAGCCGGGCGCCTGCGGTCACGCTCCATTGCGCAACCGGCGCTGGCACTGCCATCGCGTGTGGCACCGCCGCACAGCCTTTGGTCGTGACGCCTTCGGCAGGCGCTGCCACGGCAGCCAATCAGGCGAGTGAAATCACCGCGCTTACGGGGGGCGTCCCGGCGATCCCCATCGCCGGCCAGCCCGTTTCGCGTACGCTGTCAAACGCGCCTGCGCTGACCAGCACGACGTTGTTCCCCGCCAATCCGGCACGTCGCTATATGGCATTTCAAGCGCCGCAAGCGAGCTTTATCTGGGTTAATTTTTTGGGCGGCGTCGCAGCGCCAAATGCACCAGACTGCGCGTATTTTCCGGCAGGTTCATTTTATGAAAGCGGCCAGTTCGTCAACGGCGGAGCTATCACTGTCTATAGCCCTGTCGCGGCGACCATCTCAGCTTGGGAGAGGTAATTTCATGCTTGCTTTACGCTGTTTGGCGATTGGGGCAGCGCTGCTGGTGTTGCCCGCGTCGTTGGATGATACGGCCGTGGCTTCAGTCAGTTCACCCGCCCGAAGCTTACGCGCGCTTGGGGGACGGCCAGTATGGGTGCCGATTTGTGGCCGGCGCGGCGTCAATGGGTCCGGCGCCTATTATGATAATGTCAATATTGCGGTGATGGACCAGGTGATGTGCTATTCGCCATCCTGGGGAACGGTTGCGGCCTTAAAATTGGTTTACGCGGCGTTTGATATGCCGCAGCAAGGGGAAGTGGATCGTCCGATTACGGCGACGATCGCAAATGCCAGTATTTTTATGCCGACCGCGCCGGCAAATAATGTATTGACGAGCGTAGCATTTGCCAGTGGTGCCAATTCACTTCAATGTTCGCCGACGACGGTCTCTGGCTGCAACGCGGTCAGCGCCGGCCAATATGTTACCGGCCCGGCTGGTAGCAGCTATTTTTCGCCAGGCACGTATATAACCTCGGTGACCAACAGTTTTGCCACGAGCGGCAATACACCGACCGCTTCCGTGCTTAATCTCAGCGCACCAACCCTGGCCGCGAACGCGGGCGGCCTGCTCGTGACCTATATAGGGCAGATTGTGCCGGCGCGGTTCGGCGGGCGGGTTGGCGTCGTTATTGCACCGGCACATGATGTCGTAACGTCCGATCCGGTGACGATCACCATCCCGCCGACGACGCAATTCTTCATTCGTACGGCAGCCATGATGAGTGGCGTGGGCCTGCAAATAGCGGATATGCCGGGTGGCTACCGTTATACCGGTGCCAATAACGAATTTGATTCGCGCAGCACTGCGTTGAACGATCATACGCTGGACCCGACGAATCTCAGCAATACGGGGGGTGGATTCTGGGGACCTTCCGCTGTCGTTGCTTTGGTGACACCGGCAGGCGGGCTGCCGGCGCCAGGGGCCGTGCTGATCCTTGGCGACTCGATTGCGGCGGGCACCGGCGATGTTCCTGACGCGTTGCAGAATGAGGGATATATAGAGCGGAGCCTGGCAAATAATGTGCCGTTTGTGTCGGCGGCGCGCGGCTCGACCAATGCCGGTGAGGAGGCCATGCAGGGGAACGGTCAGATGGCGCTCGCCACGGATACCGGCATTACCGATGTTCTGCTTGAGTTGGATCGTAATGACATTTGGGAGACCCATACGGCTTATACGATCGTCGAAGGCTATATCGAGACGATTGCGAGCCGTTATGCAGCGGCAGGCAAACGCGTGTGGTGCTTCACGGCGACGCCGACGACGGACAGCACTGACGGTTGGACGACGCTGGTCAATCAATCGTGGAGCAGCCAGCAACTCCTGGACGAGGCTCAGCGCGAGCTGCTGAATGCTGATTTGCGGACGCCGGCCAAATTGGCCTCACTCGGTTGTTACGGCCTCATTGATGTCGCCGGCTTCATGGAAGACCCCGGTGGTTCGCATAAGTGGCGGGTCGATTACGGTGCGGCGAGTGCGGATGGCGTACACCCTTCCGCGGCACTTCATCTAGGTGCGGTGAGCGCAGGTCTGATCAAGGCATCGATGTTTACCATTCCATGA